GGCTGAGAGACTAGAGACTATAAACGGTGAAGAAGATATCATGGATATGATATCTAGTATAGAAGAGCCAATATTAGATGCAACGTCTAGTATTTATCAATCATCTAATAAGTCTACTGAAATCATAGGATCAAATATAGAAGAGTATATTACATACCTATGCGACAATCCATCAGATTTTGCAGGTATTCCAACAGGCTTTAGTAGATATGATTTAGCCATAGGTGGTGGCTTGCGTAGAAAATGCGTAGATTTAATTGCCGCCAGACCAAAAATTGGTAAATCAATGTTTGGTGATGCTGTAGCTTTAAATGTATCCAAAGGACTTAAAATACCAGTTCTTATGCTCGATACTGAAATGTCAAAGGAAGATCATCTCAATCGCATGATAGCAAATTTGAGCGGTGTAGAAATTAATAAGATATCTACTGGAAAATTTGGACAATGTGAATTAGATAAAGAGAAGGTATATAAGGCAGCAGAAGAACTTAAAAGTATTCCATATCACTACATCAGTATTGCTGGTCAGCCATTTGAAAATATAATATCAATCATGAGAAAATGGATATATCAATATGTAGGATTTAATGAGGATGGCTCTACTAAAGACTGTTTAATAATATATGACTATCTAAAATTAATGGGATCAGAAACAATAAACAATTCTATGCAAGAATATCAAGTTCTTGGTTTTCAAATTACTAAACTACATAATTTTTGCGTAAAGTATGATGTACCATGCCTTAGTTTTGTACAATTAAATAGAGATGGTATTACTAAGGAATCTACAGATGTAGTTTCTGGATCAGATAGATTAATTTGGCTATGTACAAGTTTCTCAATATTCAAGCTAAAATCAGATGAAGAAATTGCTGAAGATAGGCAAGAAAATGGAAATCGTAAACTTGTACCAATCGTGTCAAGGCATGGTGGAGGACTAGATGATGGCGATTATATTAGCATGAAGATGTTTGGCTCTATTGGTAAAATAGAAGAAGGCAAGACTAGAAACGAAATACATCAAAAGGCAAAAAATAAACAAGAAGGATTTGAGATCGATGGAGAAATTGACTCAGAAACAGATATATAGTATCTGTGTTAAATTGATAGACAATATTCCCAAAATATTGAATACATTTCAAATTGACTACATAGAATATCCAAATAGATTTTCATTTCCTTGTCCTGTGCATGGTGGTGATAATCCAGAGGGATGCAGTTTGTTTGTTGATGGTGATTCAGCTAAAGGTAATTGGAGATGCTGGACACATAATTGTCAAGAAGAATATACTAGTAATATTTTTGGATTTGTTAGAGGGGCTATGTCTCACACACGAAGAAAAAAAATCTCATTAAATGAAACTCTATCATTTTGTGAAAATATACTTGGCACAAAATTGAACCACTCTGATATAGAAATACCAACCAAAAATTTAGACATACTAGAAGTCTTTACAAAAAAACCACAAGATATAGGTAGTGAATTATCTAGATCACAAGTTAGATTAAAACTAGATATACCATGCAAATACTTTATCAATAGGGGATTTCTACCAGAAACGTTAAACACATTTGATGTTGGTATTTGTAAAGAAAAAAATAAACCTATGTCTGGCAGATCTGTAGTACCAATATATGATCAATCATATAAATATGTTGGATGTGCTGGTAGAGCATTGAACAATGATTTGCAACCTAAGTGGTTATACAGTAAAGGCTTTAAAAAAGCTGTGTTATATGGTATGCATATAGCTAAATATGATATATTACAAACCGGTAACATCATTTTGGTAGAAGGTCAGGGCGATGTGTGGAGGATGCACGAAGCTGGATATAAACAAACAGTAGGTATTTTTGGTTCCAGTATCAGTGATGATCAACTATTACTAATGGAAAATAGTGGAGCATGTAATGTAATTATATTAACAGACTCAGATGATGCTGGTGATATGGCCTATAAACAGATAGTCAAAAAATGCGGTCGTAGATTTAATTATTATCGACCACGAATTTCAGCCAAAGATGCTGGCGATATGAAAATATCAGATCTTCAGAAAGAACTAGCACCCCAACTAAAAGGAGTAATTGATGCAAACTAGAATTTTAGCTTTTGCTGGTCATAAACAGGCTGGAAAAACCACATGTTCTAATTTTTTACATGGCTATCAACTTAGGGCTAATGGCGTAATTGATGGATTTGATATTACTACAGATGGAAAGCTAGTTATAAAAACGGCAATCATAGATGATGATGGCAAAGAGAAAGAAGGATTGGGATTATTAGAGACTAACAGATTAGATGCAGAGTTTGCAGAGTGGGCGGTATATAATATGTGGCCGTTCATTAAGAACTATTCATTTGCCACACCACTCAAAGATATGTGTATCGGTTTATTTGGCTTACAACAAGAAAATATATATGGCAATAATTCCATGAAGAATGCCAATACATTCTATAGATGGGAAGATATGCCATCTGTTATTACAGATAAAGATTTACTTGCAAATCCAGAAATCAAAAAATTAGTAGACAGCGGAACTCTACATTATCATCCAAGAGGCAAGATGACACATAGAGAATTTTTACAATTCTTTGGCACAGATATATGTAGAAAAATATATGAGGATATCTGGTATAGTAGACTATTGAATGATATTAATCATGAGCAACCACTAGTGGCGATTGTAGATGATTGTAGATTTATCAATGAAGTAAATGCTATACAAAAGGCTGGTGGTAAAGTGATCTATCTAAGTAGAAATTTATATGATGACAATCACAGCAGTGAAGCCGAGTTAAAACAATGTAATAGCTTTGATGCAACTATCGATAATCAAGATCTATCTATACATGAAACTAACATAAAGCTTATTGAGATATTAGATAGCTGGGGCTGGCTAGGTAAAGAGATAATACCAAATAATAAGTCAATGCTACAAAAGGTTGGTGGCATACATAAAATAAAGGAATAAAATGATCATTACATATATTCGATCATCCAGTTATAACAATTATGAATATTGTCAGATGCAATATTTTATTACATATGTTTTAGGACATCAAAGCATATCTGGTAAAAAAGCACAGCTTGGTACTATTGTACATAAGGTAATGGAGTGTTTAGCTAAATGTAAACAAGTACTACAATCTAGCAACACAAAAAAATCTTTATCTATTAATGATGATGCAATTGGTGATATATCATTTACTGCTAATTCTTTGTTTACTAAATCTTTTGTGGATAAACTCATCATTCGAAGTTATAACAGCTATACAAGCAAATGCAGTCATGATTATCATGCAGCAGACTTGACTTTCTGTAAAGATTTAGTTAAAACAGCGTTAGAATATAACGATGGACAATTTGATCCACGCAATAGAAAAATTATTGCCGCAGAACCACAGTTTGATCTACCAATAGAAACAGATTGGGCTAAGTATGAGTATAAATTGCCAAATGGAAAAATAGTTAAAGGCCAGTTAGCTATTAAAGGTACTATCGATCTTGTAACAGAAGTAGATAAAGATGTAATAGAAATTATAGATTGGAAAACCGGGAAAAGACTTAATTGGGCAACCGGAGAAGAAAAAACATATGACAAGCTATGTCAAGATCCACAATTAATGTTATACAACTATGCTACATCCAAGCTTTTTCCAGAGTACAAACAATCAATCATGTCTATCTTTTTCATTAAAGATGGTGGACCATTTAGCATGTGTTTTGATGAACAAGATCAAAATAATTTCTTATCCATGCTAGAATCTAGATATAAACAAATTCAACATAATGATTTTCCTAAGCCTATTTCCCATGATAGATCTAATTTTAAGTGTACAAAATTGTGTCACTTCTACAAGAACAATTGGCCGGGAACAAATAAACCAATGTGCAATTATGTTGAAGATCATTTAAGAGCTTTTGGATATGATGAGACAGTAGAAAAATGCACTAATGATAATTTTGATATAGGATATTATTCAGCACCGGGTTGATTATGCTAGAAGTAAAAATCACAGAATCAATGAAAGAACGAGCTTTTCAAAAGGCCAAAGATATGGGTAAATTGGTAAATTCTATTACTAATGGTGATGGTAATTTAGCTGGATTTTTAGGAGAAGAGATAGCTAATTCTGTTATTAATGGCACGATTAATAATACTTATGATTATGATATAATTAAAGAAGGAAAAAAATATGACGTAAAAACAAAAAGATGTACAAGCAAACCAAAAGAATATTATGAATGTTCGATAGCGGCATATAATACTAAACAAAAATGTGACACATATGTATTTGTAAGAATAGAATACAAAAACAATAATTGGGGCAGAGCTTGGATTTTAGGATTTTTTCCTAAAAAAGAATATTTTCAAAAGGCAATATTATTGAAACGTGGAGATATCGATCATAGCAATGGTTTTATTGTAAAAGCTGACTGTTATAATATGGCAATCAAGGATCTTCATCAATATGGCTGAGTTACTTGACCTACACAAAGAATTTCATCTTGGCAATTTATTCACATATAATGTTGGCAAAGAATTAGCTAATTTGCTATGTGATAAATTCAGAGTAATTCTAAAATATGATAGTAAAGAATTACCAGTATTTAATGATGATTTACTAAACATTGAAATAGCAACTTCAAGAGAAACACACTCTATACCTCATAATTTTTTTAGAGATGATGTTTATGCTATATTTCAAAACTATTTCATGTTAG